TAGCCGCTTAGTGGGGTGTGAGGGTGTTAGAAATAATAAGTGCCATATATAAAATATTACTGGTCTTTTTGCTGATACTTGTTATTAGCGTTTTAATGTGATGAAGGGATTTAACACAATGACAGAACACGAATTCAAACTACCAAAAACAGCGGCAGAACTTTTTGCTTCGCATGTTGTAGAGGAACGACAAGACCCTGCTGGGTTACGCAAGGCAGTTGTTAAGGTGCTGGGTATGACACAAATCACCCTGACCGAAGCAACCGGATTAAGTACCCTTGCGGTGCATAGGTGGATTAATAACCGCGTAGACTCCCACGAAAAAACACGGGAAAAAATTCACGCCGCCTTGACAATTGCGTATGTCCAGAAATATAATCCTAATGCTCATGAGGCACTTCCGCCTTTTGAGAATTTATAGAGAAGGGAAAACATTATGATTAAGAGAATGGACAGCGTCGGCAATGCGGTAACAATCGAGACACGCTCAGTCGGTGAGATTATCAACGAGCTAACACTTAACGGTGAGACGCTAGAGGATAGACTTGCCGAGCTTACCGACCAAGTTAATGACCTTGAGACAAAACTTGATGAGGCTGAAGTTGCTGAAAAAGTTGAGTCACTTGAGAACCGTCTGGATGACATCGACTACAAGCTAGACGAAACAGCCGAGCAGATTAAGGAGATGGCACGGAACGCCGAAACCTTAGTCAACATTATCAAACAAATCGCAACCAGCTAGGGGATATCATGGAGAGCATAGAGATATTCGCTTTTGTTATCGCCTACGCTATCCCGCTGGGGATTATTGCGTATTACATCGCTGGGTTACTTAACAAATAGTAACACTCGCAACACGTCGGGGTATCACCCTCCTCCCCCGACTTGTAGCCCCCTCAGTTTAACCGCTGGGGGGGTTTTTCGTGGGCACGGGGGAATAATACCCAACGGGCTGATATCGTTGTGCTATCCGGTTATGTGGCTTGTCGTGAACCATGCGCCGGAACACGCCCGACGTGCAACTTTTTGGGGGACACTGGGGGCAAATCGAATTCAGACCCCTGATAATTTTCCAGCCCGTGCGCCTATATGCTATCCGGCGGGATGCGCGGCAGGGTTGGTTGGTTTGGTAGCCTGTGAGGGGTTTGCCACGGCATCACCGATGGGGAAATATATTTGTGACGCTGTAGGGCGGGCAAGGGACACCCCCCCTGTACCGGTATGTGTATGCAATCCAGCCATATTTTTTGTATTTTTAGGGGTGTGACATTTCTGCAACCGTCGCAACATGTAGGGGAGACCGTTTACCCAACAAAAAACCCCCCACTGGGATCAGTGAGAGGTGTCCAATCTGCAACATTTAGGGTTAACCTATAGGGGTGGTTCACTATGGTGTATTACCCGGGAGGCTACTCACCGAGTATACAGGTGAAATTCCGTTTTGTCAACCATAAAATGCACCCCCCACCCACTTTTTTACAGAAATATCCGTAAATCACCCATATTATTTTATTTTTTTTACAAATTAGGGGTTGACTTTCCAGTTTTAACCGTTAAAATATGTAGTAGGGCCACTGTGTAATGGCAAAAGGGAAACAATCCTAGACAATAAAGTCCTTAACTGCCTCACAAGTCCCACCCCATCAAGAGAATCCCATGAACCTACTGCCCCAACAGCGTAAAAAGGCTCCACTTAGCGAGAAACAGGCTAAGTTCCTCGACGAGTTGTTCGACAACGGTGGAAATACGAAGGCTGCAGCCGTAGCTGCGGGCTACGCAGAGGGTTCCGGTAACTGGTTGCGCGAGAGATTGTCCGAAGAGATCATCGAACGCAGCAAACACGTCATGGCAGCACACGCAGTAAAGGCTGTTAACCGTATTGTAGCGACCATAGACGACGATGGTAGCGAACCACGTGCTGAAGTACGGCTACGTGCAGCAGAAGCCCTCCTGAACCGTGTAGGGCTCGGCAAACAAGAAACAATAAACCACAATGTACAAGCTGTACACGGCGTAGTTCTGCTACCGCCGAAAAAGGAGATACAGATCGATGAAAATCTATGATAAAAGAGTAAGCACAAGAAACGCTGAAGGTTCATCTGAGGTACGCAAGCGTATGGATGTGGGAGGACAGGTATCTCAGGACAATCCAATATACTCTATCCTAGAGGCTCGAATGTCAGGTAAAGAGATAACAGAAGAACAAGAGGAAAAGCTGGCGGATGTCCCTCCAAAAACTAGAAGAGCGATTGGGAAGCAAGTCAGAGAAGACCTTGTTAAACGGGGGATACTTGATCCCGAAACATTCTCTCGTGTAAAATAACCGTGCCCAAGAAACTATCTCTAACAGGACCACGACAGAAGTTGCGTATCCGCCGAAAGGGTCGCCACTCTAAGTCACCCAACAAACGCTACAAACCGAAGAGTCATTATGGATGAAACTCCCACCGATACACCCAAGCGCAAACGTGGGCGACCTAAGAAAGACCCAAACGCACCGAAAGCAAACTACAACCTTTCCCGTGCAGAAACAGCCCGCCGTGAGACGCAGAAAAGAATCCGCCGTAATAAGAAGAAAGCAGACCAACTAGAAGGACAAGCCAAACGGTATCGTCAGGTTGTCCGTGAACAGAAGAGAGCAGCAGCAAATGTCGAAAATGCTATCAACGGTAAAAAATCTCGTGTCATCGATCAAGGCACGATTGGCAGCTTGCCTAAATCAGTTAGAGATCTCGTCAATGATTCTGAGGTGGTATTTAAGCCTAACGATGGCCCTCAGTTTGATTTCCTCTCGGCTCCAGAGCAAGATGTCCTCTATGGAGGTGCGGCTGGGGGTGGGAAGTCATTCGCGCTTCTTGCTGATCCTTTACGTTATTGTCATAATACTAATTTTCGCGGCCTTCTGCTCCGCCGCACACTAGACGAACTAACGGAACTTATAGACAAGTCAAAGCAGCTGTATCCGAAAGCGTTCCCCGGTGCAGTGTTCCGTGAATCAAAGTCAACGTGGAACTTCCCCTCTGGGGCAACACTCTGGTTTACCTATTTAGAAAAAGACCGCGACGTTACTCGCTTTCAGGGTCAAGCGTTTGCGTGGATAGGCATTGATGAGATAACACAGTATCCGTCTCCGTATGTGTGGGACTACCTACGTTCTCGTCTTCGTACAACCGATCCGGAACTCATGGGACAACTCTCTATGCGTTGCACAGCCAACCCCGGTGGGGTAGGTGGCTGGTGGGTCAAGAAGATGTACATCGACGCAGCACCACACAACACGACATATCCAGCGATAGATATAGAGACAGGTAAAGCGTTCGTGTGGCCTGACGGTCACGAGAAGGAAGGACAGCCTCTGTTCTACCGTCGCTTTATCCCCGCACGTCTGACCGACAACCCATACCTCATGGCGGATGGACAGTACGAGGCAATGCTACGCTCCCTCCCAGAGGTTGAGCGCAAGCGGCTCCTCGATGGGGACTGGGACGTTGCCGAAGGTGCAGCGTTCCCAGAGTTCAGCAGGGTGCGCCACGTGGTTGACCCTACAGAGTTGCCAACCAACTGGCCTCGCATCAGAGCCGCTGACTACGGCTACAGTTCTCCGTCGTGTGTCCTGTGGGGCGCAATAGACTGGGACAACAACATCTGGGTCTACCGTGAACTGTACGGCAAAGGAATGACAGGTGAACAACTTGCCAGCCGTATCATGGAGATGGAAGCAGACGATCAGCCTCCACACTACACGGTGCTTGACTCCTCCTGTTGGAACAAGACTGGGCTGGGCCCGTCTATCGCAGAGACAATGATACGGTGCGGTGTGAGGTGGACACCCTCTGATCGGAACCGACTAGCGGGTAAGATGGAAGTTCACCGTCGTCTATCAGACGATCCATACACCAACGAACCCCGTATGAAGATATTCAAAACCTGTCAAAACACAATCAAACAGCTGGCAGGTATTCCGCTGTCTAAAACAAACAGCGAAGACGTGGACACAAAGGCAGAAGATCACGCCTACGACGCATTGAGATATATGGTAATGACGAGAACATCAGGATACGCAACAATCAATAATCAGCTTCGCGGCATCAAAGACCGGGTGTATCAGCCGATGGATTCGACTTTCGGGTACTAGAGCATGGCAGAACTAGCAGATAAATTACGCGACAAGACTTTGACTGTAGGAGAGGCATTAGACCTTGCTACTAAAGATGCTCCTGAATCTCGTGTCAAAAATATCAACACATTTGCCAATAAGTTAAAAAAGTTAGGCATTGAAGCAGATGCCCCGTTTACATCGATTGGTGAAGCTGCTAACTTAGAACTTCTAGCTAAAGAAAAAGGTCAGCCGTTTGCTGCATTGACCACTGTTCAGAACGCTATTAATGGTGCTGCGGCTGCTCAAGACATTGAACCTCCCTTTCCAGATTACTCTGCTAAAGCACAGTCAGCGGGACTAATTGAGGGTAAACAAAAAAGAGGATCTTTAGCATTTAAGGGCGTTCCTGAAGCGAAGTTCAGTATGCCAGCAATTATGAACTCAATAAAAAATATTGATGATCCAAATACTCGTGCTGCAGTTGCTTTTAATGCTCTCATACCTATTCGCGTAGGGGGTGAGAATGGTCTTACGTCCTTGACATTCGATGACATTGATCTTGAAAATGGAGTTATTCTTGAAGCTGGATCAGGTAATAAGTTTAGACCTGAGATTGTTCTTCCTCCCGTTGCACGTTCAATACTTGAAGATCAGGCTAGAGAGGCTAGAGAACAGGGACGATCTCGCATATTTGATACAACGCGAGAAAAGATGACCAAAGCCATAAATGCTCCCGGAGGTATGAGGGATACATTTGCTGAGTTTGAACGTCGTATGGGCAGGAAACTAGCTGGTATTAAAGATCTTCGTAAGATTGTACCATCAATTCTTGCATATGAATTAGGATATACAAGTCTAGTAAGTAAAATTCTAGGACATGAAAGTGCATCTGCCATTATGGGTGAAATGGCAAAGATGACATCTGATTTTTACACTTCTCCCGTTTTTAAAATTGATGAGGTTGAACCAGAGACAGTTGCTCTACGTGCTGTTGAAAATTTGTTTGCTGACACAGCTAATATGGGAGATTTAAGAGAGCTTCCAATTGAGATGAATGTTTCTGCAACGAGAATCACTGGCAGCAACGAAAAAATTCCTGTCGTTCCGCAGGGACAAGACTTATTAGACGGTTCTACCCCTGTTTCTTCAACTCCAGAGGATGACAAAGTTCTTGAATTAAGAGAACAGCAAAGAATATCAGAGATTGGAGCCAAAACTGCACGAGCAGATGCTGACAAAGAAGTTGCAATAACAGACAAACAAAAGGCCATTGCTGAACGAGGCCCTATCAGCGAAGAAGTAATTCGTATACAAGTTCAAGAGTCTGAAACACGAAACGAAGTCAGACGAGAGTTAAACGAACAGAAGGCGGAACAGGAACGACTCGCAGCCCAAGAAGCTAGATCTCAGAAGAACGCCGGAACACAAGCAGAAGATCCAGAAGTAGTTGCAAAACGTGCTGAAGCTAATCGATCCTACGCTCAAAGGATGCTTGATCTTGCCAAGAGAAGTAAAGTCGTTCCATTCGTTGGATTCGTAGGGGCAGGTATCGCTGCACAACAAAAAGGTGCTGAAGCGAAAGAAGCGTTTGAAGAGGGTGATTACGGAACTGCTGTCAAACGTGGCGCACAAGCTGTTGAAGAACTCGTTAGCCCTCTGCCAATAACGACAGGCGATCTTGAACAAATGGGAAGATCACCAGAAGAAATGGAAAAAGTAAAAAAAGCACAAAGTTCACGTCTTGAAAGTATGCAACGTCGAAGTGAACGAACCCGGTCTAAATTAGATGACCAAATGAACAATTTAATACCACAACCCTAACGGCAAGAATTGGAGTAATATCATGCCAGATAACAACTATAACTACGGCGCAGGATACATCATGGGCCAAGACAAACAATCCGTTGACCAGAATGTTGGAGAAACCCAGCTTTATCGTCAAGGTCTTGAGTTTGACATGAAGACTGCATCTACAGTATACACAGAAGACATGCCCAAGAAACAAACAAAGCCTACAGATACAGGCATCATGAGCATGGCTGAAGACAACAGCATTTACGGCGAAAGCGGTAAGTAATTAACCTTTTAACCCTTTGAAGGGCGAAACATGGCAATAGAAGACGACGAGTTCGGAGCCGAACCTGATGTAGTGGAGAACGCTGCAGAGGTTGCTCCGGGACTGGCAGGACTTATTCAAGAGAGATTCCGTTCGGCAGAGACTGGGCGGTACAACCACGAGCAGAGATGGCTTCAGTCATACAAAAACTTTCGTGGTAACTTCAACGACGGAACAACTCAGTATCGAGACTCCGAGCGTTCCAAAGTCTTTCTCAAGATAACAAAAACAAAAGTTCTGGCAGCGTATGGTCAGATAGTTGACATTCTGTTTGCTAACAAGAAGTTTCCGATCCAGATTGAACCTACACCTGTACCAGAGGGTATTGCAGAGTTTGCTCACCTAGAGACTCCTCTAGATCAAGCTATGCAAGCTGATCCTTACGGGTTTGAAGGCGACGGTAGAGATCTACCTCCCGGAGCAACACAAGCAACACCTCCCGGAGAAAAAGACTTTCTTGGAGGTTTAGCGAAAGAGTTTGCTAACGCACCGATTGCTGAAGGTCCATCCCGACTAGGTGAACCTCAGATATCTCCGGCACAAGAGACTGCCCATCGTCTAGAGAAGGTCATTCAAGACCAGCTTTTAGAAACTAACGCTGTTAACGTTCTACGTTCTGCAATCTTTGAGTCTGCCCTGTTCGGTACAGGTATCGTCAAAGGGCCTCTCAACCACAACAAAACTATCAGCAAGTGGGCACGTAACGAGCAAGGTGAACGTGTTTACTCCCCATACGACATGGTATGTCCTCGTATAGAGGCTGTATCTGTTTGGGACTTTCACCCTGACCCGTCTGCTCTTAGCCTAGATGATGCTGAGTATGTGATTCAACGCCACCGTATGAATCGTCAGCAGGTCCGTGCTTTACAGAACAAACCATATTTTGACAAAGAAGCTCTTGCTGATGTCATAGCTTACGGCCCCAACTACACGGATAAATACTACGAAGATACCGTCCGTAACGATGAGAACGACCCCGCCTATCAAGACAACCGCTTTGAGGTTCTAGAATACTGGGGTGTACTCGACGCATACTTTGCCAAAGAGGTAGGCATGGACTTACCCGCTGGTATGGACGATCTGGATCAAGTACAGATCAATGCGTGGATATGCGGCCCTCGTGTTCTACGTTGTGTGTTAAATCCGTTTACTCCGGCTCGTATCCCATATCACGCTGTACCGTTTGAGGTCAATCCTTACAACATCTTTGGTGTTGGTGTTGCCGAGAACATGGAAGACGCACAGATGCTGATGAACGGGCACATGCGTATGGCGATTGACAACCTCGCTCTTGCTGGCAATCTCGTCTTTGACGTAGACGAAGCAGCCCTAGTTCCGGGACAGAACTTCGATATCTTCCCCGGTAAGATCTTCCGACGACAGTCGGGGGTTACAGGAACAGCAATCAATGGACTGAAGTTTCCTAACACCGCTGGCGAGAACATTCAGATGTATCAGATTGCCCGTCAGCTTGCCGACGAAGAAACAGGCATACCGTCTATTATGCACGGACAAACAGGTGTTACAGGAACAGGACGCACGGCAGCAGGTCTATCGATGTTACTCGGTTCTGCCAGTCTGTCTATGAAGACCGTAATCAAGAACATCGACGACTACATGCTCAAGCCTCTAGGTGAGTCATACTTCCAGTGGAACATGCAGTTCAACGAGGACGCACCGGACATTGTAGGCGACTTAGAGATTAAACCTCGTGGTGCTTCTGCTGTCATGCAGAAAGAAGTTAGAACACAGAGACTGACTGCTCTGCTGCAGACTGTATCTAACCCAATGTTAGCACCGTTTATCAAACTACCAAACCTCATGAGAGAGTTGGCGATATCACAAGACATCGATCCTGACAGTCTTGTTAATGACATGAATGAAGCAGCAATCTACGCAGAAATGCTGAAAGGTTTACAAAATGCTCAACAAGGAACAGGCCCAGAAGGTGGCCCCGCTGGTCAGCAACCAACAGGCATGGGAGGGGCTGGAGGCGTACCTCAAGGACCTCCACCAACTGACAATTCGGGGGTTGGTGATGGCACAGTCGGAACCGGAGTTGCGCCAGCTGCAGGGGAAGACGGTTTTACTGGAAACCCTCCTCAAGTTGAAGGATAATCACGCAGAGGTAGTTAAGAATGGCTAACAGCTTTCTTGATGGTAATGAGTTTGGGGCTACCCAGTCTGCTGCTGCGCCAGAAGCACCTACAGTAGGGGGTCTGCCTCAACTTGGAGCATATAGCACTGGTATCCAGTTAGAAAAACCGGAAGATATACTTCCTGATTTGGTAGGACAATCGTTCAATATCCCATCAATTAACATCGATATGTCGTCTCTTGTTCAAGATGCAGCAGATTCTGTAGAAGATTTTGAACTTCCGAGTTACGATATAGTCGAAGAGAAGGCTAAAGAAGAGGGTGTTGATCCCATAGAATGGGTAGATGAAAACGTCATAAAACCCATCGATCAAAACATCGTACGCCCAATCGATCAAGGCATTGAAGATTATGTTGTTGATCCTGTTATAGACAGCATAATCAAACCTGTAGGAACAGCTGTTGGGGACTTCTTTACGGGTATCAACACCAATTATCTTGATCCAGCATTTTCAAAGTTTACAACGCCTAAATTCATAAAAGACCTTGAGGCTATGGGTGGAGAATTTATTGGTGCTGCAGAGGGTATAAACAACTTTAAAAAGAATCCAAACAGTGCTACTGCCGCCGAGTTTCTCAATAGCATAGACAAGATATATGGAACCGTCACTGGAGAAGGGGCTGCTCAAATAAAGCTACCTGAACTTGAAATAATCGAGGGTGCAGGTGGTATTACGGGCGATCAGACTATAGAAGGTTCTAGGCTTTTCAACGCTGAAACAATTAAAAACGTTCAAAATGTTGCAGGTATGTATAACATAGTGAACTACATAGACAACCCTACTGTCGAGGGTTCCGCAGCAGTGTACGGAGATCTTCTCCATCTATCAGAGCAATACGCTCCCGAAGTCTACAATGCGTTAGGGTCAGACACTGCAGCTAATGTAGTAGGTGAACTAGCTAATATTGTCAAAGTTTTTGACGCTGTACAAGCTCTTGAGGGTGGCATAGACGGTATCGGTGAAGCATTGACTGTAACGTCTGGAATATCCGCAGGAGCTTCTGTCGCAGTTAAACTTAATTTAGCTTCTAAAACAGGGATAGCTAATACAATAGGTGGACTCGCAGCACCTCTAGCAATCGCGTCACTAGCGAATATGGCGTATCAGTTAACAAAAGATCAAGATTTTCCTCGCTCGTTTGCATCTATAGAGTATGATCCAGAACATACTTATCAGTCTGGATATTACGGGTATTTTGATGAACGTAACCCTAGTGGAAATCTTATCTATGCTGTTAATGAGAGTATAGGTAAGAACTTCGGAGGCTATGGCCCGTTTAAATATGGAGAAGGTCGTTCGATTGATGGGGGCGATAGAACTAAAACAGATAGCTCTTTAATGGCTTCTCAAGAATTTGCTAACTGGATGGTTACAGGTTTGGGTTATGAGGTAGATGAAGCAGCGTTTAAAAGGTTTGCATCAGACGGTTCAAATTTCGTAGGTGACGGTGATATTGGATATCTTCAAATTAAACACGGCTATAAGGGCATTAAAAAAGACGGATACGAACTTACAGTTGATATGATTAATAAAGGTGTGTTTGTTAAAACAGAAAACACAATAGAGTTAGATCCGGAAGACTGGAAAACGTCTCTCACTCATCTGAAAGAAGCACAGGACAATCCTGATTCTTTTCTCTATAGAAAACTTGCGGATATTTCTGACCCCCTACAATTTGCTCCTGATGATTTAAAAGAACAAATGCAAACTTTAAAACAGCAAAGAACTCAGAGAGAAGAAGCCTATGCGGAACGTCAAAAAAGATTTGAGGAAAACCCTGAGTTGGAGAAAGAATTAACAGCAAAAGAAATTAAGGACACATTGGTAAAAGGTGTTTTTGATGCAAAAGGTTCCGTCCAAGAAAAAATATCTGTAGTAGAGGGCATCATGGCAGCAGATACCAGCGATATACTCAACATTCCAGCTTTCAATGCTCCTAATGACCTTGTGAAATCTTTAAACCTTGTACACTCATCAACCTACGGTATCGTCGAAGATCCTTACACAAGATTCCACGAATCTAGGATTGTAGGCGGCACATCTCCATTTGGATTCTACGGAACACTACCTTACATAGGATAATTACTTTGTCTATATACGACGTACTACAGTATGAACCCCCGTTTAAACGCGAAACTGCAAAAGACAGCCTCTTCATGCAGAAAGTATATCCGCAGTTATACGGTTCTAAATCTTCAGGTACGAAGAGTCAAGTATCTGCACTTATGGCACAAGAGGGCATGAGAGTTCCCGGAGAAGCTCCTCCTCAAGAAGCAGCCAACGGCCCCGCTTCTGGTGTCATAGGCGGCGAGAACGCTACCCCTGCTGAAACAGTCGCTGACGACATCCCTATGGATGTTCCTGAAGGGTCTTTCATCATCAACGCCGCCGCTGCAGAGGTAGCAGGATATGGTGATATCAAGACAATGATTATGGATGCTATTGGCGTTGCTCGTCGTCTTGGTGTTGAGATATCTACAGGGGATGAAAAAGTAGGTGATGAAGAGGCAGTTGACCTGCTCGTGTCAAAAGGCGAGGTCTACATAGAACCTACTCTCGCAAAGATTATCGGCTATGACGTACTCGAAAAGATTAACAACAGAGGTAAACGTGAAGTAGCTCGTCGCCAGCAAGAAGCTGAAGCTAAACAACAATCACCGCAAGCTCCTCAACCACAGATGGCGCAAACGGGTGGCTTCGTAAAAAAAAAGTTCGCTGACGGTGGTGTGAGTCTTGATGAAGAGCGTCAAGGATATATTGAAAGAGGCAAACTTTTAGCCGACAGAGGATTTTCATACGATAATCCAATTCATCTTCGAAGAAATCATCCTAGTTCCGCTTACCTAACAAGCTACCTTAACTTTCAAAAAATTAATGATGATGTCATATTTCCTTTAATGGCTATGTACATGAACCAGCCTGATAAACATATGTCCGACATGTTTCGTTTTTCAGGTCCAGAAACTAGAGACGAATATTTTCCTAGAAGATATACACGTTTTCGAGGTGCTTACAATCCTAAAACTGATGAAACTTATTTAATTAGAGATCCAATAGCAGACGATTTTGATAGACGTGAATTAGAGCAGTATACACCACTGAACAAGAGACGACCTTTTCTAACAAGAACAGGCGAAGATTTAACTGCAGCGCACGAAGTAGTACACGCTGCTCTTAAAAGAGATCTTGGAATTAAATACAACACGAGCGAAGAGCATCGATTAATCCATTATATTATGCCTAAAGCTCTTCTTGATAATAAAAAAATCTGGATAGATGCGTACGGAGAAGAGGACTACAAACACGCGGTTGCAAATAACGTTGTGTTTTTAAATAGAAGATTAAGAGATAAAGACGTTAAGGATAGTATATTAAGTGGGTGGGGTGATAATACGCTAGATGTGCCTCGTGAATTTCTTGAAAAAGAATTAAATTCCCTCTTAAAAGAGTATGAAGATCAATACAAAGATGCTTATTCAGTTTCTGACGTAAAAGAACTTATTAAACAAATTGATATTGATAAAGCCCGTAAAATGACTGGCACTAAAGAAAGTCTAAAAACAAGAGCTACTCGTGAGCAGACATCAGAAGTAGACAGTGATGTTGATGATGCTGCTAAAAGAATTTCAGGAATTATACAAAATAAGAGTTCTGGGGGATTCGCGGGACGAGCAAATGGATCACCTAAAGGTGGAGAAACAAGACAAGAGTTTCCCGACTACATAAAAAAGTATTTTATGCCAGAGATTGATTATCATCTAGAAACTATCAGAAGTAAAACTGTCGCACGAAATCAGTATGGTCAACCCACAACTGCTTATACTTCAGGAGTGAGACGAGGAGATAAAATATACGAAATACCCACTTACGACAGAAAAGGTGGCATTTTATCTCGCGCAGAAGTTGAGGCTTCTTTGGACAGTTACATAGAAAAATATGGTGATTTTGGTATTCCTCAAAGTGAGTATAACACTTTAATGAGAGAAAAAGAAGCATACAAACAAGAACTGTATAGTAAAGACAATAGATTTAAAGTTCCCGAAGACGCTATTACTCAAAAAATAGTTCTTCCAGAAGAGGAACAACAGAATTCTGGGGGATTCGTCCCCAAGAAATAGGACAGCTACCCGTAGCCAGCGGCCCTGTCTATATCACTAACCGAAGCAGCTACCCTTAATTGGCCCTGCACAGGAGAAGTAACATGGCAAAAGCAAGAGGCCACCGCGCCAACAAACCAAACGATTCCTTTGGAACAATCAACAACACCGGACTCTATCGTGGTTCTTACCGTGACGACGTATATAAGGACGAAGACGATGAACAAGTAGAAGCTCAAGAAGCGGACCCCTCTGAAGAGGCTACTCCCGAAGAACAAGGCTTCTCTGATAAAAAGTCAGAAGATGTAGACTACAAGAAGCGATACGACGATCTCAAACGACACTATGATGCAAAGTTATCTGAGTGGAAGGATGAGAAAGCCGAACTCGCCTCACAAGGGGAATCATCTCCTGAACTTGATGCGCTCACGCGACTCAAAGCTCCTAAGAGCCTAGAGGAGTTAGAACAATTCAAACAGGACTACCCTGATGTCTACGGTATTGTTGAGACAGTATCTGCCCTGAAAGCGGACAGTCAACTGGGAGAACTTCGTAGTGAAGTCGAACAGTTGCGCCAACGTGAACAGGATATGGAAGTACAGAAAGCCTACCAAGAGCTTCTGCGTTACCACGAGGACTTTGATGACCTCCGTAATGACGAAAAGTTTCTTGGGTGGTTGGACGAACAACCTACGTCTTTGAGCGATGCTATTTATAAGAATAACACCGACGCAAAGATGGCAGCACGTGTCATTGATCTTTATAAGGCTGACACTGGTTTGTCAAAAAAGAAAAGAGGTAGACCACCTGCATCTGCTGCAGATTCCGTAACCAAACGTCAATCAAAAGAAGTTAACGTCAATGGTGATGGCGGGCAACGTATGTGGAAAGCCTCAGAAATAGGCCGCATGAAACCCCACGAGTTCGAGGCCAACGAAGCAGAACTCGATAAGGCTCGTGCAGAAGGGCGCATAGACTATAACGCTTAACCATCTAACATAGGAAGGATAATACGATGGCTTTCGATAGTGCATCAGGTCATAACAACCTGCCTTCCGGTAATTTTACACCGGAAATTTTTAGCCAGAAAGTTCTCAAGTTTTTCCGCCGTGCTTCGGTTGC